GCCGGCAGCGCGGTAGGAGCCATGCGAGGCGAAGGCCTCGACGATCTCGGGGACGCGCTGCTTTGGTGGCGGCGGGCGCTCGGCGATTTCGAATTGCTGCGAAGGTCCAGCCATGACGCGGGCTTATACCACGGGTGTGGGGCAGCTACTGCCACCGCCGCTGAAGGATTTTCAACAGGTACGTTGACGCGGTGTTTGGGAGAAGTTCTACAACTATTTTCGCAGGTGGATGCTAGGTTTTCCGGGTGTGCGCGAGTTAGTGGATGGTGCAGAAATGGTGTGTATGCGAGAAGAGAGGTGCGGCATAGAGCCGCGAAGAATCTGGGGAGATTCGAAGATGACCAAGCCTAGCAAGTGCGGAATCTGCGGCAGCGACGATCTGGAATTCGAGACGCACGACGGCCGTTTCGAGTTGCGGCAGGTCGGCCTTGGTCGCGTGAACTGCGGCGAGTGTGATGCGCATGCGATCTACGACACGCGCGACGGCTTCATCGAGTGGGTAGACGCGGACACTGAGCAGCGCGCAAGCGCCTGAGAACGGAGCATCGAAATGGCGGCTTATCCGCTAACCATCGCGCAAGAGATGCAGGTTCGTGCGCTAATGAGCCAGTATCGCTACTCGCGGGAGCAAGCGATCATCGAGACGATCGGACCGATCAGCGTTGCGGACGCGAAACGTTTCGCCCGGGTGATGTCAGAGCGGGAGCGTCAGCAGCGGGCGGATACTGGTACGCCTGGCGCCGTGAGGTGGCAACAGGAATATGCCGGCGGGTACTTCATCGAGAAAGCATCGCCCCGAGTCGCGGACTATTGGGCGAGAATCAACCGCTGGCTGAAGTAAGCAGAGCATCGCGGGAAGCCCTCTACGGAGGGCCTCCTGCGGCGCTAGTGCCGCCGAAATCTGGGGAGATTCGAAGATGAAGCAAGTACGATTTGAGTGCCGCGACGAGTTGAGCAACCGACTGCTATTCACTTCGCCGGATTGGTACAGCATTCGCGCATCGATCGATTGGCAAAGTCAACGCGGGCAGATCCTAGACGCGGTCGTCATCGTAGACCGCGAGTTGCTATGCGATCCGAAGGACAACGGAGTCGTGTGGCGGTCGCATCCAGCCGCCTAAAGGCAGAGCATCGCGGGGACTCCGCTCCTTGGAGCGGAACCCCTGCGGCGCTAGTGCCGCAACAACCTGGAGATCCGCAACATGAAGACCCTTGGAATCTGCCTGACACTCGCGGCATTGCTGGCAGGAGGCGTGAGCATCGCGCACGCGCTGCACTGCACGACGTGGTGCTCGGGCAACATCTGCAACACGAACTGCTACTGAGCGAGAGCATCGACGATTCGCAGCGGAGTGGGCGCCGCTGTGTTTCGCCGATGCTTTCGATTGACTAGGGCTTGGGCTCGCTCAAGCGCTCGATGGCGACGGTGATCAGGTCGAAGCCCTCGTGGAGCTCGCCGGCGATCTTGTCGAGGGTCTCGCGGGGGTCGGTAGCTGCCACGGCTGAGAGGCGAATGCCGAGGCGGTCGATGGCCCTGCCCATCTCCTCGATGGCCGCGGCGATGGCCTGGAGGTCGTTCTCCGGCTTCACGACTTCCTCGCAGGTGGAGCGGACCAGATGCGCCCGCACGGCGAGCAGACGAACCAGCCGTTGGGCTGGAGCGTGACCGGCTGACGGCAGCGCTCGCATACCTCGGAGTCAGTCGAAACAGGGCGAGTCGAAACAGGCGAATTCACTCGGGATTCCTCCGTTAGAACGGGCCTACGGTGTACATGCAGACGAGGACCCAGCCTGCGGCTAGGACTAGGGCGATGATCAGGTCGTCGATCACGGCGGGCCGAAGACCGTACCCGTAGGCCCAGGCGTAGGACTAGGCGTAGGCGTAGACGTGGCAGTCGAAACAGGGCTCGCGGTCGCTGTTGGCGTCGCTGACGGCGACGAGGATGGCGTCGGAACGCTCTGGCTTGGCGTAGGAGAGGCGATCGGCGTCCCGGAGGTAGTCGGACCAGGGGTCGCGGTCAACGAGGGCGTGGCGGTCAATTCTGGCGTCGGGGAGACTCCCGGGGTAGCCGAGGCAGCCGGCGACGGGGTGGCGGTCGCCACCGGGAGAGTCGGCGTTGCCCCGGGAGTCAGGCTTGGCGTCGGAGTCGCGCTCGGGGTCGGAGTCGGCGTCGCGAAGGTGATCGGATCGAGGTAGGTGCCCCTGCTCCCCGTGCCGTAGGCTCCGAGCTGCTGCCCGTGCCAGGCGTAGAGCCAGGTCGAGTCGCCCACGATGGCGGGGTCGCTCACCACGAACCGCGGCGAGCTCAGCCGCAGGAAGCCGCTCGAGCCGGGCATGAGCGTCTCGGGGATCAGCCCGCCCGGCGACGGGACCAACGTCGAGTACAGGGCGCACGAGAGCTGGAGGTCGGGCAGCGAGATGCAGGTCTCCTGCGTGTCGCACGCCTTCACCTGGGTCGCGATCACCACCCTGCCTTGGGGCGGGCCGATCTCGCCGGGCAGGTCCCCGAACCCCTCGACCACCGCGAGGATGATCACCTCGGAGTCGTTCAGGCTCTCGGGGTTGAAGAACGGCAGGTCGAGCGCCGTGAACTTGCGGTCGGGTACGGCAATGGCGTGGGTCTCGGGGTCGATGCGGAGGCTTTGGGCGCGATCGCCGAAGGCTGCGTTGCTGCGGGTGTTGGCGATGCTCCATGTCCCCGCGATGGCGTCCTCGACCAGCACGAAGCCACGGTCTGCGGGATCTCTGCAGCGGTCGTCCGCCTCGAAGGCGTGCGCGGTGTAGCTGCCGCGGTAGCCCGTCAGGTCGACGCGACTCTCGAGGGGCACGTTCTCGGCGTCGATGCCGCCCATGTCGCTGACGTCGAGGACGACCGAGTCGTCGCGGGTGAGGCAGGTGTTGAAGTCGGCGAGGTGCTGGCAGCTGTCGGACCAGAACGTCCAGTGGACGACGACGGCTGGGATGCCTGTCGAGGGGCTGAAGGCGCCCGGGGAGCTCGCGGTCACGTAGGTCTTGTGGCCTTGAGTCTGGTCGAACGGGCCGACGAGGGCTGCGCTGAGCACCTCGGAGACCGGCGTCTGGGCCGTTGCGGATGTCGCTAGGACGAGGACGAGTGCGAAAGACTTGAAGAACATGGGAACCCCCTGCCCTTGCGGGCTATTGCGTGAGCCAGAAGATGGCGGCGAAGGTGAGCACCGCGGCGGCGGAGAAGCTGAGCGCGAAGGTCTGCGGCGCGGTCATGTCAGAAGAGCGGCCCATCGCTCAGGCGTGACTGCAGAATGCTGACGTATTGCGCCTTGCGCTCGATGCCGATTGAGCGGCAGCCCTCGGCCCGCGCTGCCAGGAGGGTCGTCCCCGAGCCGGCGAACGGATCGAGCACAAGCCCGCCACTGGGCGTCACCAAGCGCACGAGCCAGCGCATGAGATCGAACGGCTTGACTGTCGGATGCGTATTGCCATCGCCCCGCTCCGAGCGAGCTGCCTTCGCGGTGTAGAAGAATCGCGACACGTCGATCATCGCCGCGGTGGCCTCATCGAGCACCAAGTTCGCCGGCCAGCGACCAACGTCTGTCCGCGTGGCGTCGATGTTCAGCCCGCCGGTGCCGTGCTCGAGGACATTCTCGGCGACGGTGCCCTCGAGCGGCTTGCGCACAAGAATTATCGGCTCCCATGCCGGCTTGAGCGCAGCATCTGACTTGGGAAAGCCGGTGCCGTAGAGCCACATGAGGCAGTCGCGGATCTCCCAGCCGGCGTCTTCGAGCGCGCACGCGAGTCGGTGGAACGTCCGCGTGCCGCCGAAGGCCACGAGATGCGCGCCGGGCTTCGCGACGCGATAGGCTTCGCATGCCCATTCGTAATGCCAGAGCTGCAGCTCGAGGCCGCCCTGGTACCAGTTGGGGCGCTCGGTATAGCCACCGAGGCCTTGTCCCTTGTTCATACGGCCACGCTCTCGATAGCCGCCAGGCTCGTCGCGGAGCCCTTCGGTACAGGCAGGGCAATCCTGTGGCTCTGGGAATGGCACACGGCCAGCCCCCTCGCAGTAGGGACACCAGCGTGCCTCGACTCGAAGGCGGTCCCACTCTTTGCCCATGAATTCTAAGCCGTAGGGCGGATCGGTCACGATAGCGTCGATACTTGCGGGCTCGAGCCCGGGCATCACATGCAGGCAGTCGCCGACCAGGACTTGCGGGCGCATCAGAACGGCACCGCGTCGTCGCCGACTGTCTCGACGGGAGTGCACGAAATGCACAGCCGCTCGGGCTCTTCCTCGGCTCGCGAGCCGGCGTCCATGCAGCGTTGCGTGTACGAAAGCAGGTCGTCGTCGCCCATCTGGCGGCGACAGCGGTTGCACGTGAAACCCATGCGGCGAGCGAGCTGCACGAGCATGTCGGCGAGGAGCGCCCGGTTCGCCTCGTTGCGCGGCGGGCGCGGGATGCCGAGCCGATCCGCACGACGGAGGCCGCGCTCGGTCGGCGATTCGCCCATGACCACCGGCCCTTCGAGGCGTGGCTGGTCGGGCACGGCGGGCCGGGTCTTCACCGCCTCGATCAGCTTGGCGAGCGTGATGTCGTCGGGATCGACTTCGGCCACGAGGCGCCGCAGCGTGTTCGAGACGACGTCGAACGGCAGCGGCCCGATCGCCGAGGCGAGAAGGTCAGTGGCGAACAGGGTCATTCGTTCGTCCGACCAATCGCGACGAGAGCGCATGTTCAGGCTGTTCGCGATTTGCTTGGCTTCTCTCGGGTTCATGGCCTTCTCCCCAGTTGTCGAAGAGCATGTCGGAGCGGCGGATGGCTTCGAGCTTGCGTTCGTCCGCGGTCGGTTGGCGCGCCCGCGGGCGAGACTTCTCGGCTGCGTTGCGAAGCCAGTTGCGGAAGGTCGCGTCCCAGTCGGACTTCGGGACGCCGAACTCGTAGTCGCGGAACTTCTCGACCTCGGCGCCGAGGTTCACGCGAATCTCGTTGGCGAGGGAGACATGCGCGAGATTCGGCTGCCAACTTAGTGGGCAGCGTCTCGCGCGCGCTGGATCGGTACTCTTACTCTTAGTCTTACTTCTTAATTCTTCTTCCGGGACGCGCGCGCGGGTAGCAGGCGGCGTACCGTTTGAAATCCCTAGTGATTCCGCGGGCGAAAAGGGTTCCGAAACCAACCCTTTCGAAACCCTTTCGAAACCCTTTTTCGGACGGCCTCCCCGGCTACCGGCAGCCTTGTAGTTCTGCACGGTGCCCCACCACTCGGTGACGCACGGGATCTCGATGCCGCCTTCCACCTCGATGGCGAGCCCGCTGCTGAGCAACTGCTCGGCAAGCCGCACCCGTTCGCGTGGAAGCCGCGCCCGCCCCCGACGCTTGGCTTCCGCCCAGAGCGCCTGCATCGCCTGGACGAATGCCGCCTGCACCTCAGCTGGCGCCTCGTGGAGTGCCCAGCTCTCGACCAGCCCCATCAACGGCCTCAGCAACGCCACGTCCAGCTCCCCCTCGTGCCGGTTAAGTGTCTTTTGTGTGCTTAACTTCACGTCAAGCACCCCTTGACCTTGGCGACCGGGTGGATTTAAAGGCAGTTTCGCGCGTGATCCCGCGCGTGAGTTCAGTGCGGAGGCAGGCGATGAATCTCGAGTTCATTGCCAATGCCGCCACGTAACTTTCCCGTTGACGTAGATTCACCGCCGCTCCCGCCACTTCACCGCGGAATCCCCCCAGGTGCGGTCCGCACGGGCCTGGCGCGTCTTCTCCCGCTCCATCTCGGCTACCCGCTCGGCTACCTCCACCATCCGCCGGTCGTCAATGATCAGGTAGCGCCGGAAGACGGTGTCGGTCTTGTGGCCGCTCCACTCCATCGCCGCCTTCTGATCGGCCCCCGACTCGATCATCCGAAGGATCGCCGACCGCCTGAGATCGTGGACCAGATAGCCCTCCAGCCCGGCTGCGCGGAGCGCCCGGCGCCACTGGTGGCGGAACGACGAGATCTGCTTCCCCGCCCGGTGGAATACGTACTGGCCGATCCTCCTGGCATGGCGCCTCTGCACGATCTCGAGGATCTCCCCGGCGATCGGGATCTTGCGTGCCTGCCCGTTCTTCGACGTCGCGAGCACGATGTGCGTGGCGTCCACCTGCGGCCAGGTGAGCCCCTGCGCCTCGCTCACCCGCCACGCCGTCGCGAACAGGAAGTGGACCAGATCGGCGATGTCCGTTTCCAAGTACGGAAGCAGGCGAAAAACCTGCTCAGAGCGAAGGAATCCCCTCCTCACCCCGAGCTGGTCCGCGCGGATCGTCGGGAAGGTCGGGACGTCGTTGGGCGTGAGACTCGGGAGCTTCGCCCGAAGTGCCAGCCGGTAGCCGCGCCTGAGCATCGCCAGCTCGACCTTGATCGAGGCCGCCGCCGCATTCTCGGTATCGCGACGTTGCACCACGTAGCTCTGGAGATCCGCGTCGGTCACCGACCTGGCCCGCCTCCCCTCACCGAAGAAGTCGAGCACGTGGCGCATCGGGTAGCGGATGTTGTCGCGCGAGCGCTTCCCCTCGGCATCGTAGTCGCTCTTCACCAGGCCGAGGAGCTCGCGCACCGTCAAGCTGAGCTTCCGCTGCTTCGGTTGATCGAATCGAAACGCAGTCACGTCGCCCCCCCAGAAAAGCTGACCCTGGATGCAATTCGAAGCACTTGTTGCCGGCGGTGGAGGGCGTGGAGAGTTGCGGTGAGGTGGAGTTGGGCGGCCCTTCTGGGGCATTCCCGAGCGCTTGTCAACGGGGTTTCTCATTTCACTGCACCCCCGCGGGTTTCGAGCCTTGCAGTATCAGGCGAGGAATTGTAATGCAATCTAGGAAACGCAAAGTGATGCCCCGCACCGGCTCGAACGAGCAACTCAAGCACAAGCGCCGCCCCCGCTCTCCCAACGGAGTGGTGAGGGAGACGACGGTCCAGCCGCCGCGAAACCTCCTCACCATCGATATGGGCGATGATATCTGGGGGATTCGCAAGCGGCTCGACGAGAAGGCAAAGGTCGAAGGACGCACGATTTCCTCGATCGTTCGCGAGATCCTGAAGCACACCTTGATCGACTGGGCCGGCCCCTAGAAGATCTGCGGTTGACTCTTAACCTCCGAAGTTGTACAAGTTCCCTCGAAAGGGAGATTCGTACGATGACAACCGAGGTTGAGAGTGAATCCAAGCATCGAGCGGAGTGCGAGGTCTGCGGTCGCAAGGTCTGCGAGTGCCCGCATCCCCTCGGCGAGTGCGTGGAGTGCTGCACGCCCATCTTCGCCGGTGATCCCTGGATGGTAGATTCCGAGGGCGGCCACTGGTGTGCGCGCTGCTGGCCGGGAGGTGAGGCGTGAAGCGCGAGGACTGGATCTGGATGCCTCACCCCGCGCACTTCATCGGGGGGACAGACTGCCGCTTCTTCCTTGCGACCTACGTCGGGGAGTACATCGTCTCGACGGTCGGGCAGTATCGTCCCGGGCCGCCTCTCCACGAGCGGGGCGAGGATGTCGAGATCGGCCTCGACCGCCTCTTCGAGACGATGGTCTTCCGCGCCAAGCCAACGCCGGACGCCGAGTGCGGATGTACCTTCCAGATCGATGTAGCGGAGGAAGTGGACTTCGCCCCCTACAACGACCCCAAGTCCGCGGCAGTAGGTCACTACGCCATGTGCGAAAAGTGGGCAGAGGGAGTCGAGTCATGAACACCGAGCTAGCTACTGCACGACCGGCCAGGCCGACGTCCTTCGCCCCGACGACGCTCAGCGAGGCGATGGAGTTCTCCAAGCTGATCGCCAACTCGAACTTCGTCCCGGTCGAGTACCGGGGTAAGCCCGGCGATATCCTCGTCTGCCTGCAGATGGGCGCCGAGCTCGGACTCTCGCCCCTCTCGGCCCTCCAGTCGATCTCGGTGATCAACGGGAAGCCCAGCGTCTGGGGCGACGGTGCGATCGCCCTCGTCCAAGCCAGCGGGCTCCTCGAGGACCACGAGGAAGGTGTCCGCGGCGAGGGCATGGCCCGCGAGGGCTTCTGCCGCATGAACCGTCGCGGTCGCCCGACACCCTACGTGAAGACGTTCTCCATGGCCGACGCCACGAGGGCCAAGCTGGCCGGCAAGAACGTCTGGGCGTCCTACCCCGACGTCATGCTCGTCGCCCGAGCTCGCTCGGCCTGCATGCGGGCTGGCTTCCCCGACGTGCTGAAGGGCGTGATCACCCGCGAGGAGGCGGCCGACTACCCGTCCGAGGACGAGCAGGTGAAGGAGGCCCGGCCCACGAGCGACCTCCCGACGCCGCTCCGCGCCAGCGCCGTCGACCGCGAGACGGGCGAGGTCCTCGAGGGGACCAGCGACGCAGATCTTGAAGTGGCCCTGCAGGCATCTGTAGAGGTCGCCGGGGGCGCCGCTCCCGCATCCACATCGGTCCTCGCCGATGGTGCGAATCTCCCCAGATCCTCGGACGTTGTGTCTGAGGATGGGGCGGCGCCCTCACTACTTCTCGACGCGCTGGAGGGCGACTTGGACGAGCCGATCCTCATCAACGAAAAAGATAGGCGTTACTTTCACGTCTGCCGCGAGCAGGGACACCATCCCAAGGACTCCGCGAAGGAGTGGCTCCGAGCCATGTACGGCTACAGCTCGACGAGCGAGATCCACAAGGATCAGCTCGAGGACATCTGCGCGCGCCTGCGCGACCCGATGCCGCTATGACCACGGCGGCATCGGCAGCGGCAACTCTGGAGCAGCGATTCTGGGCCAGCGTCAACAAGACCGCTGGCTGCTGGGAGTGGGCGAAGTCGAAGCATCACGGCGGGTACGGTGCAGTGGGGATCAAAGGCAAAGCTCTCCATGCGCATCGGGTTGCATGGGAGTTGACCTACGGACCGATTCCGAAGGGCCAACATGTCCTTCATCACCCCTTCCTCTGCAACAACGCCTCCTGCGTTCGCCCGGATCATCTCTACTTAGGTACGCACGCGGACAACATGCGGGATCGTACCGTAAGCGGGCGCACCCTTAAGGGCGAGAAGAACCCCGGGGCAAAGCTTACCCGCGCCCAAGTAGAAGAGATCCGCCAGCTGAAGGGGTCCGTAGGCCAACGCACCGCGGCCAGGATGTATGCGGTTACCAAGTCCACCATCGCTCGCATCTACAGGGGAGAGACATGGACAGCGTAGTCCCCGAGCATCGTAAAGCATGGGAAATATACGCCGATGTATTACCGGACTACTGGGACGCAACGAAAGTTCCTTCGGCCACTGGAGTGATCAGCTGGCATTTGGGAGGCCCGCCCGACGTGCCGAACGTCTGGGTCGCCATGGACCGCGGCTCCAAGGTCCACACGGCACTCCACTACCTCGACGAGAAGGATCTCCACTGGCCCTCCGTCGAGAAGTCGGAAGAGATGCGCCAGTACATCCTCGCCTGGCAGGCGTGGCGCCAGCCAAGTGACAAGCTCCTCGCAATCGAGAAGCCCCTCTGGGGCAGCCTCGCAGGCGTCAACTACATCGTCCGCCCCGACCGCGTGATCGAGCGCGACGGCCACGTCTGGATCGTCGACATCAAGACCAAGTCGAAGTCTGGGCGCATGCCTAGCGTCGACGAGCAGAAGCGGCACGCCCTAGAGGTCGCGGCGCAGCGGGTCGCAGTAGCGCAGCGGCTCGGCCCCGACGCCGCCGTGACGGGCTGCCTGTACCTCTGGCCCGATGGGGCGAAGCTCGTGCGCTACGGGGCGGCGAGGGACGTCGATACGTTCGCCGACATCTTGGTCAGGTGGCAGGAGGCGCAGCAGCAGCAAGCAGTGGCGTGACGTGGAGATCGGACACCACTACCACAAGACTCCAGCGTCGGAGGTAAGCGTGCCTCTCGAATGGGGGCATGCCCAGTGGTGCGAAGTCGGCTCGCGTTGCGACCAAGACTTGGCGCCGGTGAAGTGGTTACGCACGGTCACGCTGTGCGGAGTCAACTACGAGCTAGAAATTCCGTACTGCTCTCTCAGGTTCCAGCCAACGGAGCGCGACATGGCGGACTGGGTGGGCGCATACTTCGGCATCGACGTCGGTACGAAGGATGACGTCGAGCGACTCTGGGAGAAGTCCTTCCTGAAGACGATTCCAGTGCGGGGTCACTGGATAACGCACCAAGCCGTGCAGGGCATGAGCCTCTTCATGGAAGGCCACTTCGGGCGGTCCTACCACGACATGAGCCTGGTGAAATTCCTCGCGGAACGCCTCCCGCTGGTGCAGTGCTTCGAGTGCGGGAGCATCACGAGTAAAGATAAATACTGGTGTGGGGGTTGGGGCTACAGGCAGACCTACTGTAGTCAGAGCTGCGAAAGGAAGGCGGACCGCAAATGGGCAGAGCTAAAAAGAGCGAGGCAGCAACTAAGGAAGACACGGCGATTACTCCGCAAGCCATCCGAAGTCGCTCAATTGAGGCAATCTCGCGAAGAGGCATCACCAACAGCCGCGACACCGCGATCGTAGGTGCCGCCATCATCGAGGATCTCATCATGGGAGCCATGACTCCCCAGGTGGGAAACGCGGTCTGCAACGCCATGGGCAAGCTGCTCCGCATCTTCGAGATGGAGCACAAGTACGGCACGACGTCGGCGGATGGTAAGCCCAAGACGTTGCAGCTCGTCCGCCAAGAGGACGGGAAGTTCCAGCGCGAGAACGCGGAGAAGGCGGCGGTGCAATGAAGAAGAACAGCCCCGATCTGGTGTCGAAGAAGATCAAAGTGCTCCGCCACGAGGGCGTGCCGCAGAAGCAAGCCATCGCGGAAGCCATCTCCATGGGCAAGGCCGGGCGCATCACGAAGTCGGGCGGCTACCGGCGCGTCAAGAAGGGTGGGTAAGAAGTCCCGCGATAAGGGTGGACGCGCGGAGAGGGAGGTCGTGAGCCTCTGCCGCGAGCTCGGGCTCTCCTCTCACCGCGTACCGCTGAGCGGCGCCGTCGATGGCTACCGCGGCGACGTGATGGTGGGCGACTTCCGCTGCGAGGTGAAGGCTCGGGCGAGCGGTAGTGGCTTCACCATGCTGGAGCGGTGGCTCGGGGACTTCGACGTGCTGTTCCTTCGCCGCGACCGTGCCACTCCGCTCGTGCTGTTACCTTGGGCGACGTGGCAGAAGATCATGCAACGCGAGGTTACTTAGCCCGATCGTGCGCCTCGAGCCGGTGCTGGGCGAGCGCCCGCGTGCCGTGCTCGTCGATCGAGTCGACCCGCATCGTCAGCGCCGTGATCATCACCCGGGCGTCGGTGATCGACGCGCGCATGAGGATCAGCTGAACGGCGACCAGGCCGAGCAACGCGAAGACGACGATCGCGATGCCGACGATCATGCGGCGGTCCCAGCGGATGGCGTCGCGGAACTCAGCGTCCACTCTGCTGCCTCGCTGCCGCCTGCTGGTGCTGATACTGCAGGTAGGGACTGTTCTGCCGCTGCATGCGGTGGAACTGCTCCAGCGGCGTCCCCTTGTCCCGCAGGTACTCCTTCGCCGCGGGGCCTGCGAGCGAGAGCGCGCTGCCTAGCTGCGGAGAGAGGGCGTTCGCGCCGAGCAGTCCGAGTTGCCCCCAGTTCGGGTTCAAGTTCATGATCGGCGCCCGCTGCGATAGGATCGCTCGGAGCACGCCGGCAGGTAGATCCACGCCGCCAGTCGTGGGGTCCTTCGCGCTGGTCACGGCGGAGTAGATGTCGGCGGGCTTGCCGAGGATCGTCCCGGCTGCGTCGTGGGCGACGTCGGAGTAAGCCCAGTCGGCGGGGCTCTTGCCCTGCGCCAGGTTGCTCACTGCCCTCACCGCAGCCGCCGAGGCTAGCCCTGCGGGGGCCAGGCGAGTCGCCCGCCCGAGGCCAAGGGCGAGCTCCGACATGTCGCGGTTCTTCAGCCCCGAGCCGATCGGCGCGAGCACGTCATTCTTGAAGAGTCGCGCGGCACCGAGTGGGAAGTTCTGGAACATCCCGGCGAGGCGGCCGAACTCAGAGCCGAGGAGCTTGGAGCTCGACTGCCCGGGGTCGCCCGACATGAGCTGGTAGCGCCCGGTCAGCGTCGGCTGCACGTCGCGGAGCAGTGCCGCCGAGGTTGGTGGCAGGTTCTTGATGTCCAGCCCCGCCTCCGCGAGTTGCCGGGAGAGTCCGCGCGAGCTCTCGCCGCGGGCAGCGCGGGAGAGCACGTCCTCCATCTGCGGGATGTAGCCCGCTGCCAAGGGACCGCGTAGCATGCTCTCCGCCCCGCCGATCGTGCTGCCTACTAGGTTGCTCGGGAGGCGCGAGAGGAGCGGCGAGCTCTGCACCCGTTCGATGCCGCGCCCTATGGGGCCGCCGACGCTCGATGGCAGCCGCCGCGCGCCTGCCTTGGCGAAGCTTCCGAGCAGGCTCTCGTCGCTACCCATCTCCTTGAAGAGGTGAGTGAGCGATCCCGCGCGCCCGCCGCCGGCGTCAATGAGTGCGCGGAAGTCGGGGTCCTTCAGGTAGCGGACCACGCCCTCGACGGTGTTCTGCCAGCCCGGGCGCGCGACATTCCACGCAGCCTGCTTGAACTGGCGAAGGCCCGAGAGTGCCAGCAGTGGAGTGCTGATCGCCTGCGCTAGCCCGGTCGCCTTGGTCGGCTCGCCTGCGTGGTAGATGTTCTTGAGCGACCCGATCATCGACTCCGCCCGCTGGCGGTCGTTCGGGGAAAGCCCCTTCGCCGAGGCGCGGTTCAGGAGCTCGTTGGCGTAGACGCCGAACTCGTTCGTCCCCTCGGAGGTCGATGCCGCTCGCGGGCCGAAGGTGTACGCCCCGGCGAACTTCTCGGGCGCGGCCTTCCCGTAGGAGCGCAGTAGCTCGCGCGCGTCGGTGACGTGGACGAGCGGGTCGAACGGCAGATCGCGCGCCTTGAACCCCATGGCGCGGCGGCGCGCCTGATCCATGGCAGTCTCTTCGGCGAGCGACGATACATCCTCGCCCATCCCGTGGCGGAAGATGTTCGGCCCCGAGTAGTTGAGGATCTCTGGCGCGTCCTTGTTGAGAAGTCCGAACCGCTTCCCGAGGCTGGCGAAGTTGTCGTAGAAGTTGCGGAGTTGCCCCGCCGCCTCGACGACGTGCGGCGCTACCTCGTCGGCAGTCTTGTGCCCCTCCATGAGGAGCTTCACATCCTCGCGGTCGGCCTGCGGCATCTCGACGCGACGGCCTAGCTTGCCGAGGAGTCCCTCGGCGGGCGTCGAGAAGATGTCCTGCTCGGCGTTCTGGATGTACTGCGAGAACTGGTTCCGCGCCCTCGGGAAGAGATCGAGCCGCTGCGCTACCTGGGGAAGCTCTTCGCTCGCAGCGCCCTTGCCAAGTTCGACTGGCGAGCCGAGGACGTCGCGGAACCAATCGACGGTTGCCCTCGCCTTTGTCTTCTCCGCGATGGGTCGCGCGGTGACATCGGTCAGCTTGACCTCGGGGAGGTCGGGGAACCACTTAGTGATGCCCTTGGTCGCCTCTGCGATGTCGGGGTAGAGGGTCTTCATCATCGGCTTGGCGAGGCCCTTTGCGGCGCCGATGGCGGTGTTGGCGATCAGGGGCGCGGCGGGGAAGAGCGCATCCTGCAGCCAGCCCGACTCATCCTTGAAGGGAATGGGGCCGCCTGCTGCGAGTGGGTCTCCGCCTCCGAGGTAGCGGCCTACGCCGCCGGCCAGAACATTCGCGCCGATCTGCGCCGGGATGGACATGCCGCTGGTGGCGAAGCCAGTGCCGATCTGGAGGGCGGCCGGGAGAACCTTGGTCTTCCCCGTCTCAATCGCCTGCGGCCAGTCCACGCCGGCCTCGGGCTGGGTCGTCGGCTCGCCGTAGGGGCCGAGGTCGATCTTGAACTCAGGCGTGTCGGCGGGGATGTCGATGTTGAACTCGGGCGGCGGCTCCTCATCGCCTTTGATGTCGATGTTGAACTCGTCCACTAGTCGATGCTCTCAACCGTGAGATTGTTGGCGATCGCGTTCCGGTTGAATTCCCGCTTGTAGACTTCGCCGCCTATCGGCTTCGAGGGATGCAAGCGCTGCCAGTCTGCGTTGAACTGCGTCCTGAACCGCATGAGCTTGTCGGCGTTCTCTCGGCGCGCGTCTTCGCCCGCAGGCTTCGGCGTCGCCATGGGCGTCGGGCGGATGCCGGTATCCTGTACTTCGCGAGCGAGTCTCTCGGCGAGTTTATCCGCGGACGACATGGTGCCGATACGTGCGTCGAGTCCCGGCGTCGGAGTCGCCAGCGGGGCGACTTGCGGCGCCACATCTACAGTTGGCGCAGCCGAGAGTCCTTGCGCCCGCAGGAGTGCGTCGCCGCGCTTCCCGAGGTACTTGCCTGCCGCGACGTCCGACTTCAGGAGCATAGACTCGTCGTTCAACGCCTTGATCTGATCGGGGACACTCGGCACGATCGGTCCCTTGCCGAACTTGGCGAAGAAGCCGCTCGGCTCTTGGATCTCCACTTCCTTGCGCTTGGCGTAGGCGTGGTCGATGTCCGACAGCGTGGCGTTGATCTCCTCGCGGTCGCGGATCGCCTTCTTGTCAGCCTCGCCTTGATCGCGGAAAGCTTGCAGGGCGGCGGCCGTATCTTTGCGTGCCTGCTCCGCGATATCGCGAGCCGCCATCGCGTCGTCGATTCTCTGTTGTTGCTCGGGAGTCAGCCCGGTGCCGAAGCTCGGCTGCGTCGCGGCCTTCTCCACGTTGCCGAGAATGGTCGTCTGGTTACGTGCTCCCTCGCCAGTTGCCTCGCGAAGGCTCTTGATGGCGTTTGGTGTCAGCACGGAGCCACGGGTCAGGATGTCCGCAGCCCCGCTGAGTCCACGTAGTTCGGGGTGATCCGCGTAGAGCTGGGACAGCATCTGCTCGTCAACCTGCTCGCCTCGCGCCTTCGCCTCTTCCATCGTCTTGATGCTTATGGCGATGTCGCGGAGGCTCATCTCCTGCCCCATGTTCGCGCGACTGACTGCCTGAGTGGCGAGGTTGGATCGCTGCCCCGCAATGCCGAGTAGTGTCTGCAGTTCGGAGTACTTTCTTTCGATCTCGTTCTTCCGCGAATTGCGCTCGTTCTGGATGAAGCCGCCCTCGATGCCCAACTGGCCCTGCTGCAATTGCTGAACATCCTTGTTCTCGCGGAGCGCCGCCTTCCGCTGCGCGTTGTAGGCGCCGATTTGCTGGCGAATCTCCTTGCCAGCCAGCGCGCCGCGCTGCGCCGAGCCGGTGACCACGCCAAGGAAACGGTCGCCGAAGCTGGGCTCTTCTGCGTTACCTTGCACACCGAAGGCACGGGTCTCGCTGAAGGTCGGGCTGTTGTAGCGACTCCGCGCTTCCTGAGCCCAGCCCTGGATGGTGTCGCCGCCCATGAGTCCGCGGAGCTCCTCCGCGATGCCTAGCGGCACGGTCAAGGGAGCCTTCAAGATCGTCGCAGCGAGGTCTCCCGGCCCAGTCTCCGGGCGGTCGAGTTGCTGGAACCCCTGCTGGATCTGCTGCCCTACTCGCGGGTCGGTGACGGGAGGCGGAACCGGCGGACCACGCATTCCCATGTAGTCCTGCGGAGCTTGCGGAAGGAGGGCGGATGGCGGCGCTGGGGCAGCCCCCATTTGCGGGCCGAGCATCGGTCGCGGCATCTGTGGTGGCGGCGGAGGCGGCATACTACCGCCGGTAGGGTCGCCAACGCCCATCGGCATGCCGGGGTCTGGCACGCCGGTCGCGTCGTCTACCCACATGCCATTGATCATCGGCATCGCTTACCCCCAGTACGGCCGCCGGCCGGGATACGTCGCGTTCTGCCCGCCGATGTCGTAGACGTCGTAATAGCTCGGGCGCGACGAGTAGACGGGCGCGCCAGGCTGCGACGGCATGGGCGGCTGCATCATCTGCCCGACGCCCGCACTCGCGATGCCGCCTGCCAGGCCGGGTATCTTCGACGCGGCGAACGAGCCGAGCGTCGGAGCTCCCGGCGCCGTGCCGCCGACGAACGACGGCGCGCCGATCTCGGGCATGGGGAACGGGTTCGGCTGGATGGTCGGCACTGGCGCAGGCGCGAACTGCGATGCGCCAACCCCGGCGATGCCGCCGACCGCGCCACCTGCGCCACCCATCGCCGCAGCGCGCAGGGGATTCTCGCCCTTGAGTGCCGCGCCAGCCGCGCCCATGCCAGCGCCGAGCAGCGACTTCTGGAGTATCCCCGTCGCGGTGGTGCCGATCGTGTCGGGGATGGCGCGAAGGGATTGCAGCGCGCTCGAGGCGAAGCTCGGGGCCGTTCCCACTGCCTCTGCGCCGGCTGCCGCGATACCAGGGATCGCCTCGACTGCCGGGGCGGCTGCCTCCGCTGCCCCGGCAACGGCGCCCCCGACTTGCGCGGCGGTCCCGGCTACGGAGCCGATCTGCCCGATGATGGGAATAGCGGAGATGACGTTCTGGGCTACTCCAATCCCGATATCCTTCCCCGCGCCCTTCAGGAGGTCGCCGCGCGACGGGCCGGTCTCGGCATCCATCGCGTCGTACCGAGCAGCGCCACCGCCGCCCCCTTCGCCCATCATCTGGCCGCCCATGGGCTTGGGCTGCGAGCCAGCTCCCATCTGATACCCAGGCGCAGCCGCACCACCGGCAGCGAGCGCCGCGTTCTGGATCTGCAGCGGACCTTGCCCGGTCGCTGCCTGGAGTTCGCCGCCACTGCCGCCGCCCTGCCCAGAGCGCGTGTCCGCCCCCTTGAGCGCCGTCTGGAGCGTGTCCTCTCCCCGCGCGGCGCCGACGACCGAGCCGAGACCACCGAGCTCGCCCTTCAGGTGACCGAGAATCCAGCCCTCCCAGTCGTCCCACGGCATGTTGCCCTGCGCGAGGTTGGCGCCCTCGTAGGCAAGGCCACCCGCGACGCCCACACCGATGAGGCCTGCGATGATCGCCGTCGTCACGCCGCCGACGAACGTGAACACCGGCAGCCACGCCGGAAAGTCGCCAAGCAGCAGAATCACAGCGGCCACTCCACGAGGAAGCCCTTGATGTTGGCGCCAGTCCGCTTCGCCGCCTTCAGCGCCCCGGCGTTGTCGCCCCAGACCGCGCCAGTGACGTACTTCTTCCCCTTCTCGCGGCAGAAGTCCTTCGCGAACTCGCGCATCTCGACGCTCACCAGCTGCCTGCGGAACTCAGGGGCGACGTAGGTGCCGCAGCCGAGCACCTCACCCTCGGCCGCGTCGGGGAGCGCCACCCAGACGACGAAGCCCACGAGCTCGCCCGACTCCTCGGCGACGACGACTGCCTCGCCGCGCCGGATGCCGTACTCGATCGCCATTGCCAGCACCTTCCGCTGGTCCGGCGATCCGCGGCGCTTCTCCTCCTCGATGTACTCCTCTACGAGGCGCCAGAGACGCTTGCCGTCGTCTGCGTTTGCGAGGCGGATGAGCACATCACCCACCGTTATTGGCGGGATCGTACTGCCCGCGATAGCTTGCGTAAGCTCCCGGCAGCGCACCGATCGCCGCGCCCCCGAGTTGTCCGCCGATCGCCGCCCACGGGTTCGTCCGTGCCTGAGAGGCCCCGGTCGGCGACATGCCGGTGATCATCTGCATCAGGGCTTGCTGTCCCATCAGCCCGTACTGCGCCCGCTGGTTCAGCGATTCGTTCTGCGCCGTGCGGTAGCGATCCTCCAAGCTAAGCATGTTGTTCTCGGTGTCGTAGTACATCTGGTCCTTCGTCGCCTGCAGGCGCATGTAATCGGCGAGCCCCTGCGACTGCTGATTCCCCGTCGCCTGCATGCGCGCGAGCGCGGCCTGATCGCCGGCATTTAGAGCGTTTAAGTAGTTGCCCTGGATGCCGGTATTCCACTGCGCGGTGTTCGCCATGCCGCCGGTGAGAGCTCCGCGCTGCGCCGCGCGGGATGCCTCGAGGGATGCAGTCAGAGCATTCTGCCCGCCCATCGCTGCCTGGTTCGCGCGACCGAGACGCGACTCCGCGCCGCCAGCCGCAGCCTGCTGCGCTGCGAGCATCGCCTGGATGCCGCCCTGCTGCTGCCCCATGATTGCCTGCGCCTGGCGACCCATCCCGGCCTCGGCGAACTGAGACATCAGCTGCTGGCGGTCGAGGGCGTTCTTCTGCTGGATGTCCGCCCAGACTCCCGCAGCGGTTGACTGCCCCTGGCCCGAGCGGCCGAGTCCCATGGACGAGAGCGTGGACTGCGCGTCCTGCAGACCGAGGCTCAGATCCTTCGAGCCCTGGTTCGCCATCTGATCCATGAGCGACTGCTCGTAGGAGTTGACCAACCCACCCATCTGCCCGACGCTGCGCCCACCCAACTGGGACGTCGGATTCACGTACGAGTTAGCAACGCTCGCCGTCGTCGGAGTCGTGCCTTCGGCGCCGAGCATCGTCGCGAGGTACTGCTTCGGATTCGCTCGAGCGAAGGGCGAGTCGGTCTCACTCCCCGCGGCCATCGCCGCCGCCATGCGCGGGTCGTTCAGCCACGGGTTAGCGCCCTGCTGAAGCTGCATGAGGCCGCTCATGGTCTTGGCGGTGTCGTACTGCGAGCCATAGAGCGGGTTCCCGCTCTGGTCGCGCCCACCCAGATCCTGGAACGACCGCAGCCCCGCGCTGTGCTCGGGCGAGAGTCCGACGATGTTGCCTTGAGGCCCGTAGAGGTCGGTGCCGTAGCGGCGTAGGTACGAGGCGCCAGCGTCGTTGAAGCGATCGTAGGCCCCCTGACCCCAACCCGGCATGCCGCCGCCACCGCCGAAGAGCGCGCCGCGGACTCCGACTGGTGTCGAAATCTGCGCCCAGTCGGCATTCGGGTCGTATTGCGTCGACTGCGGCCCGCGCGAGACGAAGAGCCCTCGAGCGCCCGCGTCCATGGTCTGCTGCGCCAGCCCCATGGGGTCGGTGCCGAACATCGGCACGCCATTTTTTTGGGCGTCCCAGACACTCTGTCCGGTAATCCCTTGGAACATCCCCTGGCCGCCAGGGATGATTATGTTCGGACCTACGCCGGATGCCATGACTTAACCTACGGGGTTGTAGCTGGGATCGTTCTGGACCCGCTGTGGATCCCAGTATCCCGGCTTATCTGGCTGTATGTTCTGGGTCCAAGTGTCGCCAAAGTACGCTCCCTCCCACGGCGCGAGATTTGGAGTGTTCATGTAGTAGCGGATGTCGTGCGGCTGGTAGTTGATCGGCAAGTACCCTTGGCTTCCGCCGCCCCACATGACGCTGGTGTCGTTCATCCAGGGATGTGTTGCCGCCATCTCCTGTCGCCACTGGTCGTAAGTCTGTCCCTGAGCGGCATTGGCCCCGGGCTGCGCTGCCGGGTGCCACGCTGGATCGCTGAATTGTGCGAGTGCTGGGTTGGAATTGCCTATGCCCCCGAAGTTGGTGTAGCGGGACCAGTCGTAGGGACTCTGTATCGGACCCCTCGCCCTATCGGGGGCCGGCCTTCGCCTCCCCGTGTTCTGCGGCGCGTTGGGATCCCAGTTCGCTATGTATGCAGCTCTCGCGGGATTCCCGGGCCGCGCCACCATAGGCGGGGGCGTGTACCACGAGGGCGCGCCGAGTTGCTGCTGCCCGCCAGTCGGCGCCGGCCTTGTGCTCGGACCACCGGGCGACGCCAGGTGCTGCTGATCCGCCTCGGGCACACCTGATCCGCCTGCCGGCGTCCCCGGCGTCTGCGCGAGCTGCCCGGGGCCACCGCCGACAGTGCCGGGATCGCCGCCCGTGCTCGCGAGTCCGGTGTAAAGTCCCGGGTTGTTGCCGGGAACGAACTGCGGAGCGCCGGACGTGCCGGGATCGAAGATTGGGTTCATGTCCCCTCCGTCATATCGCCTGGGACATGGGCTGGCCTTGGAACATGTACGGGTCGTAACCCATCCCGCCGCTCATGCCTCCCATGCCGCCGCCGTAGCCCATCAACTGATCCATCCCGCCCATGCCGCCGTATGGATCGCCGTAGCCGCCCATGTTCTGCTCGGGCCAGCCGTAGCCGCCACCCATGCCACTGTAGTCGGCCAGCGAGTTGAGCATGCCGCCGCCGTAGCCGCCCATGCCCTGCATGATCGAGTTGCTGAAGTTGCTGTAGTTGAACGGGCTCCCGCCGTAGCCCGGGTTCCAGCCGTAGGGGCCTGGACCCTGGTTCTGCGGATACGCGAACTGGTTCAGCGACGACGGATCGTACTGGTAGGGCTGCTGGTTCGTCGGCGGGTACTGATATGGCGGCGGTTGCTGCTGCGGCGGAGGCTGCTCGCCGATCGGTCGTCGCACGTCGCCGCCAGGAGTCGTCGGCGGAGGCTGGTTGCCGATCGGCACGCGCCCCGGCGGTGTCGTCGCGGCAGGCGTTCCCGGTGGAGTCGTCGCCGGTGGAGTCGTTCCTGGCGCAGGCGGAGCCGCCGCTTGCCCGATGAACGCGCCTTGACGGTCGGTGATGCGCTTCCTCGCCGCTGGGTTGGTAACGTCAACCACCGCGCCGTTCTGGTTCTTGAAGTAGGTCTTCCCCTGCAGCGTGACCTTCTGCCCAGGCTTGATCTGCCCGAACCACTTGCCCAGGTCCGCCTGCGAGGCGGGCGCCGCAGCCTTGTCCGCCTTGGCCCCCGGCGGGATGATCGTGTTCCCACCCTTGTAGTAGCCACCGCTCCCGGGAGCGCCGCCGATCTTGTTGAGCGGCCCCGGCTTGGCGCCATGCTTCGCAAGCGCCTGCGCCGTCGTGTCGGTGCCCTGCGGCCAGCCGCCGCGCTGCCAGTCGTAGACGCCGGGCTTCCCCTGCGCGACCGGCCCCGTGTCGGAGTAGTCGTGCATCTTGGCGAGGTTCGCCTTGGCGGCGGCGTCCTGCGGAAGCGCACCCTGCTGGTACTTGGCGAAGTCCTGCGGCGACATGCTCGAGCGCGCCGAAGGCATGCCCTGGTACGAGCTCGGTGGGTGCTCGGCGTTCAGCTGCGCCTTCTTCGGGCCGATCCAGGCGTCGCCACGGCCCTCGCCCTCGTTCGGGTAGAAGTCGCTCCAGTTGTCGGGAACGCCGGGGACTTTACTGCCGCCGCCGGGCTCCCACGGGTAATGCGCTCCACCCGGCGGAGGCTGCGTGTAGTCTCGACGGGTAGAAGCCGCTGCCGCCGGCCCCGGCACCGGGCGTTGCATCGTCGTCGGTCTTCGCACGGTAGCCATGGGTCACCTCAGAGGGGGATGGCGTTAGCGAAGCGCCGCTGCATCCATGGGGGCATCATCTGCTGCCCCGGCGGGAGCATCTGTCCGCTCCCCTGGAATCCCTGAGTCATCTGCGGACCCATCCGACCCATCGCTCCTTGGATCGCCCCCTGCATGGCGCCTGGGAACTGCGGTCGATTGCGAGGCGCGAACGGATGCATCTGCGCGTCGGACATGCCGCCCTGCGGGTACGCGACCTGCGGAGTATCGTACTGGCCCTGCGGACCGCCGATATTGTTCCCCTCGACGCCACCACCTATCCACGGCGTGTAACCCTGCGGACCACCCATCCCTTCCGGCGCTTGGAGCAATGGCATCGCCTGCGCTGGGCCGCCGCCCCACTGCTGCGGAGGAGGCTGCGCCGGGGCACTCCTGATGCCGGCTCCGCCGCCGGGTGGCATCTGCGGAGGGGGCGGTCGCATCCACGGCGCCATGCCCTGCATGCCACCCTGCGCCCATGGCGGAGGCTGCTGCGGCCCGCCGCCGCCACCACCCTGGAAGCCCGCCATCGGGTTGGGCCTCCCTGCGGTCATCGGCGACGGTCCCATGGGCGGACGCCGCATCGGCATCTGCTGCCCCATTCCCATCATGGCGATCCTCCTGTCACCCCGGCCGCACGGGTGTCCTGTTCTACCTCGAACTCGATAACCGCGTCCACAAGCCGGAAGCTCCCCACCTTGTGCCCCGCTGCGGCGGCGGTCGTACTCAAGGCAGTCTTGAAGCGGTACTTGAACGCTCTCCCCGCTACTCGCGGCGTGATCGTGAAGAGCATCACCGGCAGCATGCGGTTCCCCTCGAGACTCCTCGAGAGCATGTCGCTGACCACGATCGAGACGTCGGCGCGGGCCTGCACGTCGTCCCGGTGGTCGGCCATGACCTCGACGGTGCAGAGGTGCAGCGTGTCGGTCGTCGCGTCCCAGAGGTCGCTGATCCTGAGTGGGTTGAACTTCCCGCCCAGTATCTCGTCGGTGTCCTCGCTCACGTCCAGAGCTCGGAGCGTCAGGTAGATCTTCTGGAGCATCTTCCGCTGCTCGGAGCCGTGGTTCATCCACTGCGTCTCGACCACTGCGTCGACGGGAGTGGCGGCGTTGATTTTGGCGACGTCGAAGTCCTTGCCACTCCAGCCGGTCGGGTGCTCGACGACCGTGCCGTCGTAGCGGAAGAAGTACATCTGCCCGAGGTGGTCGCCGCCACCGCAGAGGCCGGCGTAGTCCTCGAGCCAGGCCTCATTCCGCGCGTAGTCGACGACGAGGACGGGGCAGCGCGAGTACCAGGTCTGGTCGGTGAAGAAGAGCTGGTTCGTGCCGCTGGCGTCCTGATGCCGGATGATCCGCCGGGTGCCGTACTCGGTCGGCGTATCGACGAACCCGACCGCCTCCCAGCCGAGCAGGAAGTAGACGCGACGGCGATTCTGATCGTGGATCACACCACGCAGGCGCGGGTTCATGCGCTGCGACTGGTTGAACGCCGCGAGCATGCGCTCGATCTCGGGGAACATCACGGTCATGCCCTCTTGGTTGAAGAGGCCAGGACCGTAGCGGGTCCAGCCGATGTGGCCGGTCGGGATGTTCTCCATCATCGAGCGTGGCCAGAAGCCGATGCCCGACTCGTTGTGTGACGCCTTGAATCCGGTGCCGTAGGTCTGGATGAGATCCTGCGAGTTACGCCGATGCACGACGAGCGTATCGCCCTGCACCATGAATCCGCTGATGGGGTCGGTCGGATCGTTCAGCGTGAAGAAGTTAGGCGTGCCGCCCAAGCCCTGGAGTCCCGTATGCCACTGCATGAAGTCGAACGGCCTCGAGTACCAGAAGGTGCGGTACGAGACGGTGTTCGGCATGGTCGGGTCTGCACCCGAGAGGAAGAGCCGATCCTTGTAGACGCACGGCTTGACGTTGTACATCGTGACCGCGGTCGGCGCTGGGAGTTGCGTCTGGCGAAACCAATAGCCGCCGATCAACGGCTTGATCGCCGGGGCGATCGCGACTGCCGCATAGCCCAGCGTCGAGATGACGATGATGTAAGTGCCCGGGTCCACGCCGATAGGAGTGGCATAGCCGAGGCTGCCGGCTGCGTGCGTCGCCGTCTGCTCGAAGAGGCAGCAGCCGCCGTTCAAGTCGGTATCCGCAACTCCCGGCGAAGCCGCAAAGGTGAACATCAGATCCGAGTAGATCTGGAGCCCGACTACGGTCGTCGGGTTGCCTGCCTGGTAGGGACGGTCGAGGGTCATCAAGGCTGCCGTCGGGACGTCGATGATGCGGTAGAAACGATCGGGCACACCGGCGGTGCCTTGGACTACAAAGCACCAGCCCTTCTGCGGCGGCGAGCCGGCTGTGACGGTAAAGCCCACCGTAGGCGAGCCCACCGTGAAGGTGGCGGTCATCGTGTTGCCGGTCGCGTAGGGGATCGTCAACTGGCGGAAGAAGGTGGTGTTGTCGACGACGCCGACTTCGCCGACGCGACTCTCGACCTGCAGCACGTAGTCGTTGGAGACGAGGAAGAGCCGGTCGAGCTCGGGGCTCGAGATGATCCACCTCCACCAGACCGAGCCCAGGTTCTCGCTCGCCTGCGCGCAGCCGTGGCGCACCCACCACTCCGCGTCGAACACTTCCACATTGAGCCCGCCGCGCATGAACGTGCCCTGGAGCCCGGCCTCGGCGCTGACGTTCATGGGGTTCAGGCCGCGGAGCGGAGCGAGCCTCTGGATCTGCTTCGCCACTCAGAGCTCCTGCACGCCCCAGAGATTGCCTGAGCAGTAGAGCTGCCCCGCGCCGATGGCGAGAGTGCCGCCGATGCGCAGGTGGTTGTTCTTGACCGCGCTCTTGAAGCCCTTGCCCAGGTCGAAGTGCCACGGGGTGATCGCGTTGACCCAGTTTATGAGCGTCAGGGTGCCGTGGTAGCTGGTGATCGGCAGCACCGGCTGTGCGTTCGTCTCGTCGAAGAACCAGAGCTCGGCAGCGGTAGCCGTCCCCGCGAGCGAGGCGAGGCAGACGATGTGGACGTAGCCGCCGCGGAGTACGTAGCGGGTTTCGCGCGGCGACCAGACGTTGAGCATGTTCGCCGTGTTGGTGATGTCGCCGGTGATGGTGCCGCTGAAGGGGACGTAGACGTTCGACGTGAAGTCGGGCATCGCCACGTCGCGCGGCTGCGGCAGGTTCGCCGTCGTCGGCATGGACGAGCGCGGCGCGGAGGTCGGCGCGTAGCCTGGCATCTACGTCTCGTCGAGGGTCCAGGTCGCGGCGGGAACCGTCTCCTTCACCCAGACGTAGGAGTCGCCGATGTCGCCTGGCGTGGTGATGTCACCGGCGCGAGGCTGCGCGAGGTACTCGATCAGCATTCACGGCGCCTGGTAGTAGGTGATCGCCATGCCGAAGGTCGCGCTGCCGTCGAAATGGATGTTCAGCGCCGTATTTGCGGCAGTAGAGCAGATCACAATGCCGCCCAGATCCAGCCATACGTTGGTGTTCAGCGCACCGAAGCGCCCGATCCAGTAGACGGGGCTAACGCCGCCGGTGAAGTACGCGGAGCCCGCCGTGGTGAACGCGGCGCATATCATGCTCAGCGCGAGCACTTTCGTCTTGATGCCGGGCGAGGCGCCCACCAGCGCGATGGCCGTGCCCGCCAACGCTCCAGAGGTCGAAGTGTAGAGAACCGGCCGCGCGACACCTCCGTCAACAACGACCGACGGATCGCTCTGCCCCGCTTGGCCTGGACCTCCGGTAGGGTCGATCACGCCGGACCCATGTACCAAGTCATGGTGAGCGAGAAGTTGGCGGCGCCGCCGCTGAACGTCCACCAGAGGTCCTGGTTCACGCCAGTCTGAGCGAGCATGTACCCCGTGGTCGGGAAGCTGTAGTTGCCGAGCCCCGAGATGTAGAGCGCCATCATCGGGAATCCGCCACTACCCGCAAGTACGGTGGCGGTCCCTACGCTGGTGAACGTCGTGCAGGCGACGGCTAGCGAGAGGACTTTGATCCGAAAATTCGCGACGCCAGCGATGATCGGCCCAGCCGCAGCCGTCAGGGGGAAGAGTTGCGAGCCGACGACGCAGCGACCCTTGTCGTAGACGGTCCCTGGCTCTATGGTGCTTACCGCGCCGAGTTGACCGTTCAGCGAAAACCAGGCGTCGGTGCGGTCGCCCTCGGTCACGGTCTTGGGTACGCCGAACTGGAACTCGGGATGGATGGTGGCTCTGCCACCGATCTTGAGCGGCGAGCCGCGATCGACCGAGTCGTGCGCCGGGAGCTCGGCGACTAGTGCCTCGCCCGAGTCGTCGGCGTCGGCGAGAATCACGGTCTGGCGCCTGCGGCCGCTCGCGAGCGCGAAGTTCGAGAGGTTGACGCCGCTGCCCTGAGTGATCGGGATGTCGGTTGCCGTCTTCGCCACGGGTCACCTCACGGGGAATATTGCCGGTAGTAGCCGTCCTCGCCGATCCGCGGGCCGACGCTGGACGACGGCTTACCCGCACGCAGGGACGGCGAGACCGTCTGGCGTGCCGGGCGGAGGCGCTTCATGTCGTCGGCGATTCGTATCTGCAGCTCGCCCATCGCCGCTTGCAGGAGCGCGTTGTACCGCTCGAAGTCGCCGAGCCAGCGAAACCCGAGCGCCGTCGCGATGTCCTCGATCAGGTCGGGGTGCTGGAGGGTCCAGTAGTTGGTCGCTGACGCATCCGTCAGTGGAGTCGGGTAGTCCCAGACGCGGGCGCGAATGCGGTAGTTAGACGACGACGGCACGGGGCGGAGACGCATCGCCGCGCCGGTACGGCACCAGCCCTTGGGGATACCGCCGACCGAGGTCACCGGGATGTTGTGGTCGAGCTGGTCCTCGGAGTCCTCGCGCATCGGCATGTACGGGGAGCCGGTGTCGAGTCGGATGGCGACCTGCTTGATGTCCTTCGTCTGGGGCGACGGGAAGGGATAGATCTCCTGGCCCGCTACGGTGTTGATGGAGTAGGTCGCCTCCATGGCGTCCCAGTTGTAGCGGGTGCAGAAGGTCTGGCGGATGACGTTGTTAATCCAACGATCCGCGTTGTTGCTCTGAACATTCGTATCGGAAGCTGCGCGCTCGAGGTTGTCGAGGACGATGGCACGCAGCTCACCCAGGTTTGCCAACTACGGTGTATCCCTTCTCGTGCGGGTTCGCGCCGCCGAGGCGAGGCGGGAGCTTCGGACGCGGGAGGCTACCCGACGGGCTTACCGAACGGGCGGATCGCCCTGATGGCTTCGCGCTTTGACCCGTAGCGATCTTGGTTCGACGGCTGGTCGGTAATTTTGGCACTCTTGACGTCCTTTGTGAGAGTCTTCGTCTCGCCCTTCCAGACGTCGGCCGGGCGAGGGCCGCCGCAGATGCCGTCCTTGTAGTTGGCGGACTCGACTCCCTTCGCGCGACGGCTCGCGAGCGTGGTCTTCCGATCCTGCCCGCTACGAAACGTAGCGGGCGGTAGTCCTTCTCTCATGGTCAGTTGCCACTTGTGCCCGAGGTGACGAGCTTGACCGAGCCGACTTTCACCGCGCCGTAGGGCTTGGTGGTGGTCCTCGGGCTGGTCGCCGAGCCACCGGAAGTCGGGCCGACGTGGAAGCAATTGAGTCCGACCGAAAGGTAGCCGGCGCCCGCAGTGGTGGCCTTGGTGGTGAGCTCGACGGTGATCTCCTCGCCCGGGTTCACGTTGATATCGTCGTCGCCGAACGTCCCATAGACGACATCGCCGATGGCCGTACCGCTGGCGATCGAAATGGTGCCCACCGTCCGCCGGGAAGTCGTCGAGCCGACAGTCGGGTTGACGTAGCAGGTCAGCACCGCGGCGGTGCCGCCGGTGACTGCCACCGTAGTGACGAAGCCGACGTGCTTGATCTGCATGCCGCAGGCGCCAGAGAGGCGCTGGTAGATGATCGTGCCGTTGGTTGCCGTCGAGCCGATGACCGTGCCGGTGGTCGCGTCATAGGCAGCCGCGGCGAGTGCCGAGCCGAAGGCAACCGGCGTATCGAGGAAGAATTGGAGTTCGTTTGCCATTGTAATCTCCTCCCCTCAGGCGACGATCGACGAGGAGGTGAAGTGCACGATCCGGTTGTCCGGCTCGTTGGTCGCGTGCGCCTCCCAGATGAGTTTGAAACCGAGGATCGCGTACCAGTAGAAAGAGCGGTCGCGGCCGCCATCCATGGGCACGCCACGCCGGATCTCCTCCATCAGGACGACGATCTCTTTCACCGCCTCGGCGCCGAAGAAGACTGCCTCACCGCGGAAGCCGGTGATGGTGTTGGCGAGGATGTGGTTGTCCTCGATGAAGCGAACGCCGTGGAAGCGGCCGATCTCGCCGGCGAAGAGCCGCTCGGGATCGCCGTACAACGCGGCGTTGATGAAGTCGCTGTCGCGCCGGATGCTCGAGGCGAAGCCGACCGAGCAGACGCAGATGTAGTTGCCGTCGTCGTCGTAGGGCGGGACCGGCGACAGCGTGGCGACGGTCGTGCCGGTATCGCTCGACGTGTAGACGCCCGACTTCATCGCCTCGATGACGGTCAGGATGTCCTCGACCTCGGCCGGGCGAGTCGCGGCAGTCGAGCAGAGCACGTCGCTGGCGGCGCGGAGCTCGAACTTGACGGTCGGAGTACCGGCCGTTCCTACTGGCGTGGCTTTCACGCGAGTCCGGCGGAACTCGATCGCGGCGGCCTTGTTCAGTACCTTGCCGACGTCGTTGATGATGGCTCGGTTGTGCGCGTTCTGCGTGTCGAACTTGGACAGGCGCTCGAGCTTCTCGGTGTAGGGGATCGAGTTGCCGAATTCCGTCGCGATGGCCGCCGACTGGTTGGTCTTGAAGCCGGTCTTCGGAAACGGCAGGTTCTCGTCGAGCGGACCGCCCTCGGTATCGACGTTCAGGAACTTGTTGAAGAGGAGAGTGTCTCCGCGATTGGCGCCGAATGAGGAGTCACGGTCGCAGAACTGGCGAAACCGCATGATGGGTTGCGCCTGGATATGCATATCCAGGGACAACTCTTGGTTTGACCAGTAGCCTCCGTATTCGTTTTGCGCCCAGAGTTGCCCAGCCACTCATGGCTCTGTTTTCCCGCGGATCTGAAGGTTGCTGTTATTCGGGACGCCGATCCCGTGGCGAACGTCACTTGATGTAACGTCCACCCCCCATTGCTGCGGTGCGCTTGCCCTGGAGCACCTCGAAGCGTTTCTGATTGGCAGCCTCGGGCGACTCGGACTCGCCTTGATCTTGACCGCTCGGATCGCGGAAGGATCTGCCGCCCGGGCTTGACGCTCGGGCCATCTCCTTCTTGGACCGCTCGTAGGCGTGGACGATGGCGTTCTCGCGCTCGGCCTTGTTCTCGTAGGACCACTCGATGGCTTGCTTGACCTTGGCCTCGATGGGCCAGCCCGCGCTGCCGGGCGAGCGGTTCAGGTGGTTCAAGTAGAATTCCAGGTACGGGCCTTCGGAGACGAGGTGCGGGTGCTGCTGGTAGATGGACCGCTCCATCTCCTCGGCGTGGCGTCGGCGCTCGGCCTCGGTGACCGACGCGGCCATCTCCTGCCTGAGCTGCCCGGCGATCTCGTTGGCGATCTGCTGCTTCTCGGCGTTCCGAAGGCCGATCGGGTCGTTGGCGAGGGTCTTCAGGTACTCCTCGTTCAACCGCGAGTAGCCGTCGGGATCGGGCGGGGGACGGCTGGCCTGGGCAGCTTGGCGAGCGGCGTGCGCGGCGACCTGCGTCCCTTGAGCGAGTTGCTGGAGGGTCTGTGCCTGGGCGGCCTGGTTCTGCGAGACTTGCCCGACCTGCTGCGCGAGGTGGGCGATCATCTGCTCGATCGAGGGCTGTTCGTCTGCCACTAGCTGGCCTCTTTCATCGCCCGGCGGGCGAAGGTGGACCGGGCGGTTTCGCCACGGGTCGCCACCCAGTCGAGCTCAGCGACGAAGGCTCTCAGCGCGAGCGAGAGGACGATGTCGTCGTCGTTGGCGACCTTGGCGTCCAAGAAGCTGCGCTCGGAGATATCGGCGAGCTCGACGAGCTTCTTCCTGATGGAATCGCGCCAGCCCTTGAAGCAGAGGAGGTCCGCGCGCCTCATGCGCCGGATCAGCGGATCGTCGCTCTTCTCGTAGGGGAACTTCTTGGCAGGGATGGACTTCTCCGCTTTCAGCGCATCCTTGATGGTGCGAATGGCGCGGAGCTGGCGGCGAGCCTCGGAGCGGTCGGTGAAGCTTCCGGTGAGCTCGCTTCGAGCCTGGGCCGACTGCTGATCGAGGAGAGCCTCGGCGGCCTCGAGCCAGGTGGTGGCCGGCGCCGCCTCGGCGACGTCGAGGATGCGTTCCCGGTGCTCGAAGGCACGGGGCATCTAGGTGCTCTCGATGCCCATCGCGCGCGTGTGCTTCGTCGTGCCCATCGGGGGCACCTTCTTGCCCCCCGCACCGACGCCGCGGGTGGCGCCGAGGTGCTGGGGTTTGGGCGAGCGGGCCTGGCCCTTGGGGGCCTTGGCCGTCTCGTGCATCCCGGGCACCGGGTAACGCTTGATGGCGTACTCAGCGCCCTTCTGGCTGGGGCTCGAGCCCCCCTGGACCTTCCTGAACGACTTGTCAGTAGGCATGCTTCTGGCTCCCCCTTGCCAGAAGTAGCGCCCCTAATCAAGCGAAGGCGTTCTAGTTGTTCGCGAAGGCGATCTCGACCCAGTCGCCTGCGGCACCGCCGTAGATCAGCATGAGGGTATCGTCGCTCGCGAGCGCACGCGTGGCCGCGGCGAGGTTCATGCCGTTGGTGGCGTCGGTCAGGGTGAGCGTGTTGGCTCCGACGTTCTGGAGGATGCAGATCTGCCCGGTCGCCCCGTCGGCGATGCTGGGGTTGGAAGTCAGGGTGATGTTGCCGCTTGGAAGGGTGATCGTCTGGTAGGTCGCCGCGCACGTGATGGTGTCGGTCGCCGCGTTCACTGCCTGATTGGTATTGGTGTAGACGGTTGTCCCCGAGTTGCGGAGCCCGATGTTTCCCGCCCCGGTACCCGCGCGCGTGGGCTTGTCGATGTCGACGCCCACCTGCGTGGTCACCTGCGGCGTGCCGTTGATGGTCGGGTTGGCGGCCCAGAAGCCGCGGAACGTGGTGATATTGAGCGCGCCCGCCGTCTCGGTGAAGATCGGGCTCGACACGAAACTCGTCGGCGCGGCGAGGGTGAACGTCCCGCCCGCATCTATATTTCGGTAGGTGTTGCTGTCCTGAAAGGCCGCCGCGGTTCCGTTCATGGCCCCGGTGCCGGAGGTTGCCGAATACTTGATGAGCAGCGCGGATCGAAACGCAACCGGAGTCGGAGGCACGGCAGTAGCCAGCGTGGAATCCAACGTAGAAGTGGCAGCGAAGAGTGCCCAGGCCGAAGCTTGGGTGGCAGTGCCGGAAACCGTGAACGTCCCGGCGCCCTCGACTGCCTTGTAGCTGTCGATGACGACATGGGGGCTAACGTCATTGTAGTTGACGGTCGGGTTCAGATAGATTCCGCGGAGGTTTGAAGTAGTGCCTGCGTTGCCGGTGACCGATACTGTTGGGTTCCAGAGGCCGCCGTTGCCGCTCGTGCCGTCTGCCGGGTCTGGAACCAGATCCAGCCACTCCCACTCTGAGCCGAAGAAGATGGACCCCTTGGTGGCGTTGGCTGTCGAGTTGAGAGTCAGGTCATCGCCAGCGGCCGTTCCGCCGTTGGCTGACTGCCCGCCCGATCGCCCGGCGAGGAGCAGGTACTGCGTGTGCGGATCGCCGATGGCTAGGTTCTGGAGGTTCGCGTGGTCCGGCTGCGCGCAGGTGAGGTTCCCGCTCGCGGCGATGGCATTCGCGTATTGGTTGGCGGTGCAGTCGGTAGGATCGGCCGCCAGCGCCGTGGCAGTCGCGGCAAGGCTGATGGTGATGGTGTTCGGGATCTGAGCGTCGGTCGCCGTACCCGCGAGGTCGGTGAAGTTCGGCTGGGCGCAGGTGAGGTTCCCGTTCGCGACGATGGCATTGGCGAACTGGTTCGCCGCACAGTCCGTAGGGTTCGCCGCTAGCGCCGTCGCTGCCGTGGCGAGGTCCACGGTGATCGTGTTCGGGACCTGAGCGTCGGTGACCGAGCCGGAGATGTCGGTGAAGGCAGGCTGGGTGCAGGTGGGAGCAGCGTTGTCGTTGAGCGTGCTGGCCCAGGTGCTCGCGCCGCAGGCACCGATGCCGGAGTAGTTACTGGCGAGTTCGGCGTCGCTCACGCAGGCGACGCAGGTGAGATCCGTCGCCGGGCCGCCACCACCACCGCCACCGCCGCCGCTGATAAGCCCCGATCCCAGCAGCAGAGGAAGCAGCGCGAGGAGAGCTAGTCTCGCTCGTCGATGTTGCACACGTTCACCGCGCCCACCGTGGCGATGCAGCTGATGACGCCGTTATTGCTCCAATCTATCCAAAATCCCTCACGCGGCGCGAGCTGAAAACCCGTAGCGGTCGTGCACGTAGCCGAACCTGGGCAGACGTAGACGTTATTGCCTCCGCTGGCTTCGCAGTTCTTGATGGTGATGGAGAGTCGATCATAGACTCCCACGTTGGTCGTTCTGAGCGTCGTACTGGTCGTTCCGCAAGATACCTGGGAGTACGAAACGACGTTTCCTCGGGAATGGCGATTATAGGTAGTGTCCACCATCGCATTCGCACTAGCTGCCAAGCTAACGAAGAGCAGCGCCAGCACGGGCTTCAGCACCGAAGCCCAAGCTTTTCCCCTTGCGACATCCCAGACGTGGTACTTCGAGATGCCGAACTCCTGGGCGAGGGACGCCGTGGAGTCCCGGCCGTAGCGCTCGCGGATCGAGCGAACATTCGCCGCGGTCAGCCTGGCTCGAGGGTGTCGCTCGCCGATAGCCGACCGCCCCTTCGCTCTCTCGTCACGCTTGTTGTCAGCCGGAGTACCAAGGAAGAGATGATCGGGGTTCACACAGGAAGGCGTGTCGCAGCGATGGAGGACCTGCATGCCTTCGGGGATATCGCCGCGGAAAAGCACGTAGGCGAGCCGATGCGCTCGCCAGGATGTGCCGACGCGGCGACCTTCGGGCCAAACGCTACCGTAACCACTCGGAGAGAGAGCGGCCGTCCAAAGCCAGCACCCGGTGTTGGGCTCGGGAATGTACCGCTGCTCGAACTTCGACGTCTCAAGCCAGGGATGCATGGCCGGCAGCTTACGCTGATTCGTCTCCCCAGACGAAGCCCTCCACCGCGATCACGCCGGTGGTGATGGTCGCGAGGGTGGAGACCTTGAGCACGTTGCCGACGGCGAGCTGGTAGCCGTAATCGTAGTCGAAGAAGGTCAAGCCGTAAGCCACGGCGCCGGGGGCGTCGGTTGCCGTGGTGATGGTGCCGAGCGAGACGAGCGGCGTCGCGACGGCGTTGTCGAGGAGGAAGATCGCATCGCCGGGAGTCGCGCCGGCAAGGGCGGTCGTCACGCGAGCCCTGAGGGCGCAGCCCTTCAGCGTGATGCGCTTGCCTGCGGCGGGAGTCCAGATGGTGCCTTGCGCGGCGCCGGTGAAGGTGGTCGCGACGCGGATGATCGACGTGCTCCCGTACTGGCGCTTGTTCGGCGTGATGGACATCGCTCACCCCACAGCCGGCGGCCCGCTACTCGCCGTCACCATGTTTTGCGTAGCCTGCGGAGAAGGAGGACCGGGGGGGCCAGTCGGCGGAGCAGGCGGCTCCGGCGACGCTCCGCGTGCGCCGCCCGGTCCTGCTCCCTGACCCCCTCCAGTCGCTTGCTGCTGGGCCATCATCTGCTGCGTGAAGGCTTGCCAGCCGGCCTCGTCCGCGGGCGCGTTCAGTTCGCGCGGATCGATCATCATCGCCTCGGCGGTGCGGAAGAAGATCTTGCCCTGCACGTCGAACGGCATCTGCAGCATCTGCGCGGTGGTGGAGAGCTGCATCAGCTTCTGGAGCTGATCCTCCTTCTCCATCTGGTTCGAGATGCCGCGAGCTCTGACCTGGAACTTCGCATTCAGCAGGCGGTAGCGGTTCCACTCGTCGAGGAAGCTTGACGGCCCCATGAAGACGCTGAACGCCTCCTGCAGCTTGGGGTCGCTGATGTCGCTCAGGTACTGAAGGATGTTCTCGTAGGCGAGCTGGACGGCGGGCTCGAGGTCGCGCTTCTGGAGGCCGTGGGCCAGGATCGACGCAGCGGAGCGGCCCTGCGAGACTTCGCCGCGGTACTGCGTCGCGGTGCTTCTGCCCTTGAGCGGAGGCTCGCCGGCGAGCGTGCCGTACATCATGGTCGACTCGTCGATCTTCGCCTCGAAGCTCTGGATCATGGGCATCGCTTCGGACGGCGTTGTCGCGATCTTCAGCGGCTGAATCGCCCCGTCGCCGGTCACGTGGTAGACCGCGCCGGGCGTGAGCGAGTCGAAGTCCTCGTCGGGGTCGAGCTTGTTCTTGTTGACGGTGCAGGCGGGGATCACGCCGAACGTCGTCGAGTCGATCATCAGGTTGTAGATCGCGTTCAAGACGACCTGCAGCGGCTTGGCTGCGTAGATGATCTCCCGTCCCCACGGGCTGCCGCGCATGGGCAGCGGGGTCGTCAGGATGTACGGGCGCTTGCCGGTCCAGCTGGGATTCGAGTCAAGCGCGATGACCTTCTTCTTGTTGGCGACGATGGAGACCCAGTTCTCGACCAGCATCGAGCCGTCGTCGTCGTAGAAGTTCCCGTACCTGATCTGCAGGAGATGCTGCTTGCGGGGGCCACGGCGGCCGATCAACGACTGACGCCCCTCCCGCTGGCGCCGCTCGAACTCGTAGGTGGTACCGCACGGCTCGCCGATGTCCTTGATGTCGTCGAGGCAGTTGTAGGCGCCGAGCTTGATGTTGTCCTCGATCTCCTCCTGATCGACGAGCAGCTCCTCGACCATGTAGCGGCCGCGGCGGTAGTCCTGGTGGAACGGGTCTGGGTAGATGTTCCAGACCGGGACCTGGTACGCGCGAAGGCACGACCTCGGGCGAGGCTGAGAGACGATGGTCGGGCGCGTCGTCGGCTGGCCCATCATCTGGGCCATCTGCTGCTGCTGCGGGTCCTGGTAGATGGGGACGTCCTGGAGCTCGGGGCTCCGCTCCATCCACTGCTCCCAGACGAGCTTGATGCAGCCGGTGCCGTAGAGGAACCCTTCCTCGAGGGCCATCATGTACTCGTCGATGAAGTTGGCGAGGTCGAGCACGACGCGGCAGATGTGCTCGATGAACTGCACGTCTGCGGTCTCGGGAGTCCACGTCGGGAGCTTCTCGAGGGTGAACCAGTTGGGGTTCTGGAGCAGGCTCGACTTGACGAGCGAGCGGGCCATTTCGATCTTGGCGTGAATTTGTGGAATGAAGACGCGCGCCTGCCACGGCGCCTTACCCGAGTCGTCGCCGATGTTGTTGTAGAGGTCGGCGCTGGAGCGCCAGTCAGCCTCGCGGTCCTGGCGGGCGTTCTTCGACTCGTCGACGTCGGAATGGGTCTGCTGGACGATCCGGTCGTTGGTCAGCTTGGCGATCACCGTCTCGGGGTCGGCGACCATGCCGGGGATCTCGGGCGGCATGCCCTGCTGCTGGGACTCCTGCTTCAAGGCGACCCAGCCCGGGACCGGCGTGATGTCGGTCAGAAGGGCGGCAAGCCCGGGGACGAGGGACTGCTCGTAAGCCTTCGGGTCCTCGAACATGCCGGGCATGTAGCCCGGGGAATAGCCTGAATTAGGCTACCTAATCAACCGACCGGGCGGTCGGCCACTGCGGTGCGGCCTTTCCGATGCCGATCTCTCATATTCGTCGCCTGAGTGCCCAAGAAGAGGTGTCTCGGGTTCACGCAAGTAGGCATATCGCAGCGATGAAGGACGAAGAGTCCATCAGGGATCGGGCCGATCATGCGCATGAAGACGAACCGATGTGCCCTCATCGCGCCCTGATGATCTCGCGACCAGTAGACGCCATAACCATTCGAGAACCGCCCCCCGGTCCATTCCCAGCACTCGTCGCCCCCAGCGACGCGAACCTTCTTGCGGAAGCGTTTGTCGAGGTCGTCCCAGTCCATCAGCCCCTTGAGAGCATCTCGTACATCGCCCGTCTCACGGCGGATCGCGGCCCTTCGATCGTAGGCCGAGGGGGTGGTTGCCAAGCCCCAGCGATCTCATTTCCCACAACGGTCGGCGCTGCGCCAGGGTGTAATTCCGCAGGGAGGATGGGCTTCATCGCCGGCCCCTGCGGCTGGATCAGGCCCATCTCAACGAGAGCGGTCACTACAGCCGCGACGGTGGTGCGGAGCTCCGAGGCCACGGTCGGCGGACCAACCGCCGTGGAGGGGGACGCAGGAGGAATGTACTGCGTTTCTCGGGGCTCCGCGACCGCCGCATCCGGCGGGGGCGAGTACTCCGCCGGCTCCTCTCGACTGATGCCTCTAACCCAAGCCGGGATGAGGTTGAAGAGGAAGACACCCAGCGGCTCGCGGAATGCCGCCACCGCTTCCTTCTTCAAGTAGAGATCGCCGCGCGCGAGGGCGATCAGGTGGGGATTTGCGAAGATGAGTTGTAAGCGGTTCTCGGACTGCTGGATTACCTTCTGCAGTTCCTCGATCTTATTGAGCGCAAGATCATAATTCCTCACCGGTACGAAGGCGGAGCCCAGATCCGGGGGCGAAGGGAGTCCCCCCGGCTCGCGTTTTCGCTTCTTCCGAACCCGTAGCTTTGGGCGAGCTTTGCTTGCCTTTCCTGCGACCGCCTTTTGGCGCCAGTTCGTCCGCGCGCTAAGCGGCCCCGGTTGATAGCCCTCTGGTTCACGAAGTACTTGAGAGTGTCGACGTAGTCCTTGCCCGGCTGCCCGAGGAGCTGCTTCGTCGACATCGACAGCGGATCCCACTGGAACCTCTGGAGTGCCCACAAGGGTCCCCGGGGCAAGTCCGCCACCCTCTGGGTGATCATCAACCTCGATACCATCTTCTCCAAGACGGGGTCCCAGACTGGCCTCAGCCATTCGTCCAACTCCTCTAGCGGCGCCGGCTCGTCGTTCGGCACGTAGTCGAGACCGAGCTGCCTGAAGCGGATGAACCAGTCCTCATCGCGCTCCTTGTCTACTCTCGCGCGGCCACCCTTGGCGTCCATGATCGCCAGGTCCGGCTCCTTGCCGATGAATCTCCGCTCGCGCTTGACCTGCTCTGCCATGACGGAGACGGCGGCGTCCTCGATGTGGCTCGCCCAGACGACGTACCAGCGCTCGGTGCGCGGGTCCTTCTGCATCCACGTCACGTAGAGGCCGCGAGTCATGCTGGGATCGCAACTCTCGACGAGCGGCCACTGCCGCGCATCGAGGTTCATCATGCCGCCGTCGAGACTCATCTCACCGCCACAAGATCGTCAGCGCACCGGCCTGCCTCAGGGGTTGCCCGATACTCCCCAGAGCTTTCGTCCCTCGGGGGAACAAGCGCGGCGCGCTCACGATCCTGTCACCACAGGTTATTCACCACGTGGGTATCCTGCGTGACGAACGCATACCGCACGTTGCTGTAGTCGAGCGGCAGGCCGAGCTCTCGAGCGCGTCTCTCGGCCGGCGTCAAGCCAGCGAAGAAGTTGTTCAGCTCGGTGTGGTCGATGTGCCCTTCGCCGGGGTTGCACGTGGTGCAGTTCTGGTGGCTATGCACTTCGAATGGCGCGACGTCGGGGAGCTTCCCCTCCTGCGCGGGCACGTGGATCTCGTCGTAGACCCACATATTTTTCAGCGGCGTCATGCAGAAGAAGATCCAGCCGCGCGTCCGCATCGTGCCGCGCCTACACGCCATGTAGATCTCGCGCGTTGGCGGCTCGTCGAAGCCGATGCCGTTCCACAAGCTACCCTCGAAGCTTTCCGCGTCCTGATCGTAGGAAGCCAGGTGCAGCTCGGCGCCCGACTTGAAGTAGAAGATGTAGGGGACGCCCATCTGGTTCTTCTTGGGCTTCTTGGAGAGCATGTTCGGCGCGACGAACTCGCGGAGCTTCGGCAGGATGATCTCGGGGATGGTCTTGGTGAAGTTCTTCCCCATCAGCAGGTACATGCCCGGGCGCTCGCGAATTCTCAGTTGACCCCAGTCGGGCGGAACGATGCCGCCCATCGCCAGCGGGTAGGTGCCGAGGCACGACGCCAGCATGCGAATCACCAGGCAGGTCGTCCCGCCGGTCTGGTTGCCCTTGATGAGGGTGGTGACCTTCTTCTCGGTCTGAAACCATTCTCGCTGGAAGTTGGAGGGGACGAACAGCGAGAAGGCGCCGACTTCGGCGAGGCGGCGGTGGATGTGGATCTGCTTGGCGATCTCGGCTTGCCGAGCTTGATCCTCTCTCAGGAGGTCGTCTTCATCGGCCATGGAGCCACCGCTCGATGCGAGCCCAGTACTCGGCGACTTTCGGCGACGCCTTCTCGATGAAGTAGCCGCCGCCGTAGTCGAGGTGCCACTTCACCTTGGCGATCTCGGCCTGGCGGGCCTGGTCGTCGCGAAGGAGCTCCTCCTCGTCCTTCATCGCCGCTGACATGGGTGACCATCGTCACCGCAAGCGTAGCCGTGGGTGATGCCCTCTACCTCGCGCCAGCCCTCGGGCTCGTACATTCGGATGAAGTTGGCGCCGACGCGCACCATGGTGATTCCGCTGCACTCGTGGAAGAGCACGAACTCGACGCCGTCATCCTCGCGAAGTCTGTCGGGCTGCTCGCGAAGGACGCGCTGGAAGTCGACGAACAGATCGTCTTCCTTGTCGGCGTAGAACTTCCGCTCGAACTTCGTCACGATGGGCAGAGTCGCCTTCCCGTCGCGCTCGCCGAGGTGCATGGCGCGCTGGTACTTCTCGACGAACCACTCAGGCAGGTCGATCCAGTGGGACGACGACATGGCGAGCGTGCGGAACCCCATCAGTGGCCCCCGTAGGCTGGCGAGTCCTCGAGGTGCACTCCGCAGGCGCCGGCGACTTCCTCGATCAGCGTCCGCGGGAAGGGGTATCCGGCGAGCAGCAGCAGGATCAGCCCGAGGACTCGAGCGTTGGCCTCCATCTGGAGGCTGATCTCCTCGAGGGTGACGTCGGTCACTTCGTATCCCACCATGGCCCGACGCCGCGGTAGGGTCGCATGTCCGGCTCCCCGGGCAGCGGCGGTCCGATCGGCTCGTCGAACTCGGCACCGAGCGGCGCGTAAGGGGCAGCATCCGGCCCGTAGCTGCCGCCCGACTTCGCCCTCTCCAGCCGCTCCTCCCACAGCCCGGGCGGGAAAGGCTCGCTCACGAAGGCTCGGCGGACACTCTCGGGATCGAAGGGGGCGGCAGCCGCCGCCTCGTGCCTGCCCGGGGCACCGTCCGCAACGTCGGCTTCGGGGGCTCGAAGGTCGGCGGCCGCCGCAGACTCCTTACCCCGACACTCCGCACAGCGGCAAGCCCCCAGAGCGGCCTGGCGACGGTGAAACTCCTCGAAACGCTCAGAACTCATCGGAAATGGCCCGCCTTCCACTTCTCCACGACGTCGAAGATCACCCCGATCAGCAGCACGACTGCCACCGAGAACGTAAAAAAGCCTAGCAAGAAGGCCAAAAGCTTCAGCACCTCACGCCGGCCGCGACTCCCCGGTGGGCGGCAGATCCTCGGGCAGCTTCACCTGCGCCAGCACGTCGCCCATCTCGACGAACACCACATCCCCCGACGCCGTGAACTTGATCTCGGTGCCGCCGCGGAAGAGCACGTCCTCGCCCACCTTCAAAATCGGCCCTGCAGAGTAGTTCTGCACCTCGAAGCCCAGCGCGACGACCTTCCCCGTGCCGGCGCCCTGGTGGATCGTCCCCGCGGACACGTCGATCGCCAGGAACTTGCCGTAGACCTTGAGATTCTCGAGCTCGATGTCGATCGGCGCGGCCACCTCAGCGTCCCTCCAGCGGCTTGTCCAGACATTCCCAGCAGCAAGGCTCGCCCCTAGGCCCCGTCAGCAGCACCGACGCCGTCTCACCCTTCACGCAGGCCTTCCCGCAGTAGAAGCACGGCCCCGCTTCGCCGGCCGTCTTGGCCTTCGCAGCAATCTCCGCTTCCATTCCCACCTCAGTACCCCTTAGGAGGCTTTGGTTTCGGCTTCGGCTTCCCCATCTTCCTCTTCCTCTTCGGGCTGCGCCGGGTCTTCCAGCGGCTCGGGCGGCTCGGGAACCTTCGTCGGATCACCCATGATTTTCAGCCTCCTAGAAGCCGCCCTTATCACAGGTCTTGACTCCGCCCTAGCATCACGGCAGCTACTTCCTCGCTGCGGGTCTGCCGCAGTGAGGGGCGACGGGACGTGGCTAGGCAGCGGACCTCCGCTCCCCCCAGATCCCAAAAGGGTCACTCCCCCAGAGCCGGAAGAGGGCTAGCCGCCCAAGCCGGACGCGCTTCCAACGGGGGGGAGGGGGGGGGCTCAGGGATGGTCCCGAGCTGCGCCATCAGCAACCAAGCCCGCATACCTCGTCGGTCTGCGCGCTCGCTGCGCGCTTCCGAGTTAGGAATCTTCCCCCTCATCCCAAACCAAACCCTGCCTCGCCCAACCATGCCTGACCACACCGCACCCCACCGGACCACGCCACGTCACCTTAACTGTACCACCCCTGGTAACAGCCGCGTCAATAACACAACCGCGAAAAGCACCACCAGAATCACGTAAATCGACGTCGCGATCGGCTCTCCGATGCTCCACGCACTCATCAGCGCTCTGGCTGCCCAAATGACGATGCAGCCAATCAGAAGTATCCCCAGAATCCCAAGCATCCACGCGATGTCCACCTCACTCCCCCCCCGGCCCTGGCGACTCCAACAACCCCGCTAGCTGCCGCATCTCCTCCGCCATCCACTCCCGCACCTCCTGATCCTTCCCCGTCTCCCCGATCAGCAGCGTCGCCATGTTCCTCAGCTTCGTCGATATGTCCTCGACCGTTACCGTCGCCTCCACCTCGTCGGCCACCTCACACCCCGCCCTTCTTCGCGGCCTTCTCCTCCTCCGCCCGCTTCTCCTTCTCCATCTCCCCTACCGTCTCCTCCCCCTTCAGCCTCCCGACCAACTCCTCGAGCTGCTCGAAGATCGCCTTCCTCGCCGCCCCAAATACCTGCCCTCCCCTCAGCTCCCGCACTAGCCTCGCCAGCTTGTCCCGCACCTTCTCCTTCCCCGCCAACTCCTCCTTCTCCTTCGCTACCCGCTCCTCCTCCGTCTGCGCTGCCTTCTGCTCCTTCGTCGCAGGCGCCTCCTCTGCCTCGTACTCCGCTCGGTAATCCTCGTGCTGCTTCGTCATCGCTCCCTCCTTAGAATGGAACGTCCACATCTTCTTCCGCTCCAGGCGCACACACCTCGCACTCCAATTCCCGCGACGCTACGCACCTTCGACTCCCGTGCTCCCACTCTCCCCCGCACCGCGGACAATCATGCCAGTGGTATCCCTCGCGCTCCTCCGCCTCCCTACTTCGATCCATGCTCCAGCTGCTCCGCCACTCTCTCCAACTCCCCCACCACCACCCTCCAATGCCTAATCACCGTCCGCGCTCCACTCACCATCTTCGCTATCTCCCTCACCCGCGCCCCACTCACCGGCGTCTCCTTCTCCACCTTCACCTTCGGCCCTGGTGACTTCGCCTCCACACTCTCCACTCCTACGTGCTCCGCTACTTTACTCATCCTCGAGATCCTCCCATGTTACGTTGCTTGACTCGCGCGAACTCCTAATGTCGCGAGAAGTTTCTGGGTCAGTCTCTCTCGCCGCGGCGGGGGGGGGTGGGCGAGTGCGCGACGGGGTCGTGCGCTGCTGCGCGATCGTGGCCACGGATTCTGCAGTTGACGCGCTTGCACCGTCGCACGAAACAGGCGCAGGCATCAGGCCCGCTACTGCATCAGCGGCGCTACTACTCGAAGCATCAGCGCCACTACTACTGAGAAACTGTGAACCTGTGTCGGCATCACCCGGGCTAGCAAGAGCACCACTGGGGGCAGCGAGAGCACGCACAGAGTCGAGTTGCAGGCGCCGCTCTTCCTGCGCGACGAGTTCACGCAAGCTCGCGAGGTTCTGCGTACGACTCTCGTGACTGACGTCGTGGTTGGTGACGTCGATGCTTGAGAGGGTATCGGCGAGATCGCGCATGTGGTGCGTAGCCCAGGCGAGAGCGTTGACGACATCGCGGAGACCAGGTCTGCACCAGATGGTGAGAGGGTCATCATCGCGGCGGCCGGTGAGAACGCGTTCTTCGCCGCGGTCGAGGATCGCCTGGTACTCGTCGATGGTGCGGTCGGTGAGGGCGCCGAGGCGGAGAGCTCTGGAGCGAGCGCGTTCGCGGAGGAGCTGCTCGAGGGCGAAGGCGCCTTGCGGGCTCTTGATGATGTCGCGAACGGATTCGTGGTGCATGCCGAGGGCAGCGCCGGCAGCGCGGTAGGAGCCATGCGAGGCGAAGGCCTCGACGATCTCGGGGACGCGCTGCTTTGGTGGCGGCGGGCGCTCGGCGATTTCGAATTGCTGCGAAGGTCCAGCCATGACGCGGGCTTATACCACGGGTGTGGG